CCGCCACCGCCGCCGCCCCGATTACCCCCAGACCCACCACCAGCGATGACAAGGTATTCAACGTCATACGTTGGCGGCACGAAAGACCGCTGGTTTTGAAAAACTGCCTGAAGTGCGCCACTCATGTCAAACCACTCCCAGAAATAAGCCACTCAGTCGATGTGACCTTAATGCAGGTTGCTGATCCGTTGGCCGCTAAAGTGCGTGACCCTGTTGTGCCTGCTGGCGATAACCGCATCGTGTCCGTTGTAATGGCAATCGTCACCACACCAGCGCCATTTTGGTTGACAAAGGTGATGGCCGTGCCAATGGGATAGGCAACAGAACTGTTAGCGGGGATTGTGAAAGTCCTTGCCGTGGTATCCGCAGACGGGTGGAAGATGTGCTTACCCGAATCAGCAAGGACCAGTGTGTAAGCTGCGCTCTTGCTGTTCTGAGGGATGTTCAGAAAACCGACAGAGTTTGTGCCATCCACCGTACAGTTGCTCAAAGTTCCAGAGGTGGGTGTGCCAAGCACTGGAGTCACCAAGGTTGGGCTGGTTGCAAAGACAATAGCACCACTTCCTGTTTCGTCTGTCAAAGCTGCGGCTAAGTTGGCAGAAGATGGTGTCGCCAAAAAGGTGGCAACACTGGTTCCCAATCCAGACACACCAGTGGAAATTGGTAGTCCAGTGGCATTTGTTAATGTGGCGCTTGAAGGCGTGCCCAATGCAGGGGTCACCAGTGTCGGTGAGTTAGACAGCACGTTGCTGCCAGTGCCTGTGCTGGTGCCAACACCCGTACCGCCCTTGGTGACTTTGAGCAATGGACCCGCATCAAACAATCCATCAATGGTGTCCAGATCGGTGTTGATCTTGGTGCCCCATGTGTCTGTGGACGCGCCCACCTCGGGCTTGGTCAGTAATAGGTTGGTCGTGGTTGTATCAGCCATTTTTCACCTCATGCGGCAATTTGCCAAGATTAATTATTACCCGTAACAGGTGTCCAGGTTTCGCTGGTGTCCCCGATGGCCGACCATGTTTCTGGTGTGTCGGACTCTGCTTTGGCACGCGCACAGCATTGATGGCCATGGTGCTGGCGTCTTGGGCTGTGGCGCTGGCAATGGCCACGCGCAGGGCCGCTATGCTGGCGCTGGAGGCCGATGCAGCCGCTGCTGCACCTATGGCATACCGCACCGCATTGGTGGCCATGCTGCTGGTGGCTGAAACCGTAATTGAAGGGGATGTTGTTCTTACCGCAGCGACAGACGCCCCACTAGAGGATGCCACCGCAATAGCAGCATCCTCAACCAAATAGGCAGACACATTCGCTGTACTGTTTGCAGAAACGACAAACGCACCAAAGGTGGTGCGTTTTGCATCAACCACCAGAGAACTGGTAGCTGAGAATGTCACGGCCCCAAGGCTTACGCCGTAGGAATATTTGCCTTCACCGTAAGGGCCAAGACCATATGCAGCCATGTCATGTCAGGGTAACGTCAAGGTCGCCAGCCGGGATGCGCAGCACATCGCCATCGTTGATGGTGCGTGCTGTACTCAAAGCCGCCCAGGCCAACATGTTGCCGCTTGTGCTGGCGTCAAAGATGGCAGCCCATCCGATGGACCCCCAATTGCCGCCAGATGCCGCAGCAAACTCAATGGCCGCTGCGTTGGTGGCCGTGGTGGGTGAGGTGCCGGACACTGTGATGGTCCCGGTCGCCACCCGCGCATAGGCGCTGCCGGACACCTCAGTGCCGCCACCCGTGTCAGAAGGTGCAGCCGTGAACAGGCCCACATACCAAGCTGTCGGACGGGTTGCCGTGTTGGTGGTCAACAGAAAGTTGAGAACCAAATTTTCGGTGTAGTCGGTAAAAGATGACATGGCTCAGTTCCTTATCCAAAAGTTTTTGCTCGGGTCAACAGCGCACCGCCTGATGTTGCCCCGCGATCATCTGCTGTCCGCAGATCATTCAAGGCACGCTCGTACAGCGTTGCCCATGTCTGAATTCTCGCATCATCTTGCAGGTAAGGCGCAGCTTGAAGCAGCGCACCGTACAGATAAATATCAGGGCTGGAGGTCAAAAGCCAATTGCTGGCCACAGTGCTTGATAACTTTGTCAATTTGGCGAAATAGATCAACTCGGCTGTGTAAGTCGCATCGGGTGTTGGGCTGATGCGGAATTGGCCACCGACCACGCTGAAGAATCTTGGCCGGCCACTGGCCGTGTAATGCGAACGTGCAGCATCCATGTCATCAATCGACAAAAACGACAAAGGGGTCAGGGGGTTGGTGCTGGTCAGCTTCAGCGACTTGGTTTCTAAAAAGTCAGCAGGCACAGCGCCATACTCAGAATCAAAAGACGCATTCGCACGCACGATCATCTGGCGAGTGCGCAGCGTGCGTTCAATTTGCGCTTCGGCCAGGCTGATGAAGTCAGGGATGGTGGTGGTCAAATCTGTACGATTTAGCCAGTCTGCAATCGATGCCTTCAATTCTGTGTAGGTTGTCAGTGCCATCAGACTGCCTTTATTTCTTTCATCACCCAGGTGTGGTCATGCTTGAATTCAAAAGTCCCGATGTGTCCAATCTCTTTGGATACATCGTGGTCTATCCAGATTTTAAAGCCAGCAGCGGCTGCTTTTTGGCAGAAAAAAACATCCTCACCAATGTAGCCTCTTTTGTCCATGCGCCATGGTGTCTCGAACCAAGGCTCGGCCAGTGCCGCAAATACATTGGCCTTGATCAGCATCACGCCCATCCCCACAGACCCCACCTCTTGCAGCCCTGTGGACTCTGGCATTGTCCAGACCAGTTCCCTCTCGCCATTCTCTTTGTAGAGTTGCGCCGTTGGGCCAGTGGGCATTCTACGCCGTGCGCAGTTGGTCGCCACAATGTCGAGGTCATGCTTGAGCAGTCGCTCAATCATGTCTTGCGGAAACCTCATGTCAGAGTCAATGAACAGGATGTGGCTGCAACCCTCTTGCATCGCGTCCAGTGACAACTCGGCCCTTTGGTTGGCGATAAGGGTGCCTTGGCTGATCTTGAGGCTCACAGCGTCATTGGTGTTCAATGTGTGATACGCCACCATGTTCACCAGGTCATAGCTGTACATGGTGTGAACCATGTCCCGCGCTGGTGTGCAGACTGCAATGTAGTTGCTCATACTTTCCCAGGTCGTGTTCTAAAAAATTGATTGTCGGAGTCGTTCAACCAGCGTTTCATGTACTCTTGATCATCAATTTTGCCCTCGGCCTTCATCTTGTAATACAAGGCTTCGGGAATGCTTGCGACCAAGTGCCATTCACCCGTCCAATTGGCTTTCTCGTCAACTGCATTGTAGATGGCTTTGTTGGCCTCGACCACTGCTGTCACATCTTGCTCTGTCTCAATCGTCACATCGCCTGTTTCAGCGTTCTCATGCCAGTAGCGTTTGATTCCTTGATCTTTGTTTTCGTTAAATAGTCTTTTGTGAATCATCTTAAAAAAAAGGCCAGGTTTCCCTGGCCTTTTCCGTTGGTTTCAAATCAAGAAGTTACAAGGTCAGCGGCCAAGCCGTGAGCATTTTCTGCCAACACCTTCAAGCCAAACTCGACCAACAACATGCGCTTGTCAGCATCGCCTGTTTTGGCCAATTCGATCTGCTGGTAAGGACGCAGCACGGTCATCTTGGCGTAATCAGGATCAAGCACAAACGCATCACGTTCACGTTGGAAGCGGTTTGCAATCACAGACACATTGCCGAAGTCAGAGACATAAATGTCAACTGCGCCGATCAATGTGGCAGGTTTTGCACCGCCATCAATGTTGAAACGTGAAGATGCAATGCCAGTGAAACCAGAAACGCGCTGCTTGTTGACAGGGCCAACCATCAGGATTTTCGGTGTTCCACCAGCAGTCCACACTTTCTGAATCACATTCTTGAGAATGGTTTCAGTGAAGGTGCGCACTGTGCCATCTGTACGGGCAGTGGATGGCAGGGTGGTGTAGGTTGGGCTTACACCGTTGGTGGTGTCAAAGTCAATGTTGGTCTTCAAGAAGGCAGTCAAAGAAGCTGTCTTCCGCGCTGTTGTAGAGTCACCAGCAACTGCACCAGTGTTGGACAGCATGATGAACTCTTGGTCACGCTTCAACTCAGAGGCTGATCTGGCAATAGTTCTGCACGCGCACAGTGGCAACGACAGAATCAAAAGTGCCAACATCATCACCTTCAAGCTGGGCATTGGCAGCAGCGGCTGCAAGCGTATCTGTTTGAAACTCAAACAGTGTATTTGACACGCTTTCGCGGCCAATATTACTCATAAATGGTGTTTCTTCCGGTGCTATATTCGTTATAACATTGGAAAGATCTTCCCGAATACCCTTTGCAGAGTAGGTCGTGAACGTGTTTGCGACAATAGTCATTTGGATTACCTCAGTAAAAGTTCAATTGCAGAGGCCGCATCATCGACACGGCCAGTTTTTGCAAGACGCTGCTTTGCCCTCGTACTCTCAGTAGTTGTCGAAACTCGACCCGCTGCACCAGGCTTGGCAGGTCGTGGGCCATTGTTCACAACAGGCTTGATGCCTTGGCGCTTGCTCACCATCTGGTCGTACATCGCCGCTTTGCGCAGCAACAGCACCAGCCTGTGGTCGTAAACGCTTTTCAGGTCATCATCGGAAAAGCCTACCGACTTGGCCGACTCCAACACCAAAGCCTTTTCAGCTTTGGCCTTCTTGGGGTCTTTCCACTCCGGCAGTGCAGCCAGCAAGGCATCTTTTTGGCTTTCAAGATGCTCTTGCATGGCACGCTGCTGCTCTTGCTGGCCAACATAAGAAAGGCGCTGCTGTTCGGCCTGAATAGCGTATGCCTTTTCCTGTCGCTCCCGCAAGACTTCCTTTTGCCGCACCCATTCGATTGGGTCTTCGTTGTAAAGACGTTCCAAATCGACCTGCGGCTCTGATGACTGAAGTTGTGCTTGCAATGCTCCCAATAACTGAGCGTACTGCTGACGCTCGGCCCGAACTGCCTGCGTTTCTTGCTCGACTTGCTTGCGCACTTCGGCAATCTGCTGCGTTTTTCGGGTGTAGTCCTGGGTGCGTGAGTAACCCTTTTGAAGCTCGTCCAGCGTTACATCGACTTCCTTGCCATCTACCTTGACGGTGAAAGTCTGTGGCTGTTCTTGCTCCTCGGATTCTTCACTTTCCTCGGACTGTTCCTCTGAAGTTTCTTCCCCTGGCGCGTCTTCCACACCAGAGTCATCATCCTCAGAAGCCGCTGCCTCGGTGTCCTCGTCAGACACCTCGGCTGGCTGCGCCTCGTCAACTTCTGCTTGTCCCTGTTCGGGGGCCATCATTGCCGAGATAGCAGTGGCCGCATCGGCCACATTAATTGCTTGGATTTCTGCCATAGTCTTAAATCAGTTTTGGTGAACGGTCAATGGACTTCTGAGCAATCTTGCCATTGTCCATGACTTTGATCAGTTCTTGTCGCAGGGCATCAATCGCCTGCAACATGCACCACGCCGTTTCACGTTTTGCCGACTCCTCGGGTTTCGATGATCGAAACAACCAAAGCTGGTCGCCTTCTAATTTTGCAATTGCAGCACTCAAGGTGTCATCCTCAAGAACCTGCTGGGCCTTGCGGCCCTTGCGCACTTGGTCTTCGTTTGTACTCACTGTGCCATTCCATTAAGGTTGATGGGTGACGCCATCGGCTGCATCGGCTGCGGCTGCTGCACAAACTGTGCTGCCTGCTGCTGGGCCAGTACCGCCTGCTGGCGTATCGCTTCACGATCAATATTCTGCGCAGCGTTAATTTCCGCTGTGCTGATCTGTGAGTTGTACTTTAACTCAATTTCATACTTTTTGAGGTACAGGTCTTGGGCCATCTGGTCACGCTTTAAATCGTCATCCATGATCATTTGCTGGCGCTCAAGCTCCAAATCTGCCGCCTTCTTTTGGATGTCGGCCTTGATGCTCTCGGCCTGCACCTGCGCCAAGATTTCCTCAGGGCTTGGCTTGGGGGCTGGTGGTGCTGGTGGCACATAGTCGGCAGGGATGTCTTGGAAGAAGCTGGACGCATCCTTGAATCCCGACAACTCCACGATCTTGCGCAGCGTGTTGCTGAACTGCTGCGGGGTCACCAGCGGATTCTGTGGGCCAAGCTGCTGCAAGATTTGCTCTTGCTTGGCCATGATCATCATCAAGGCTTGCAGGCGTTCGTTGGTGTCGCCATTGCCAAGCCCAATGTTGATGCTGGCGTCCATGCCTGCATTCCAGTGGCGGGGGTCGATGGCCACCCACTCGTTGCGCAGGCGAACCATGCGCTCTTTGTCTTGGTGCGTTGTCACCAAGAACAGGATGCCCTTGAACAGCTTCTTCATGCCCTCGGCCAAGATGCGTGCTGTCAGTTCGATGCGGCCTTGGCTGGCGCTGATGGTGGCATTGACTGCCGCCTTGGTGCTGGACTGCAAGGCATCAGCATTCAGGCCCATGGCCGCCTTGCTCATGCCCGTGCGATCTTCCTTGATCTGGTCCATGTACTCCATCATCGGGAATGCAGC